ACCGGCATGTCCAGTTGTTTGGCCGAGTCGCGCAGCAACTCTGCCGTGCCCGCAAGCCCGATGATCGACTGCACCGTCGGACTGCTCAGGGCCAGTTGCAGGAACTCATTCCGTCGCACCATCGAGGTCTCGCGGGCAATCAGCGCCTTGGCGCCCTTCGCCTGAATCGTCACGTCGCCGATAAGCTCGGGGTCCTGTGAGTAGCGCAGGTTGTGCTGGTAGAGGCGCGTAATCGCCTGCTGCAACACGTCGAGGTCGATGTTACCCACCACCTGTTTCATCCCCTTGGAGGCGTTGTTCAGCATCATCGACAGGCCGGACGCCGTGCGGCCAACCCCAGGGGCGTGTTCGCCCTGCATGTAGCGCGGGATGCCGCTGTCGTTGTCCGCCTGTTGGCTGAAGCGCTCGAACACAGCCATCAGCTCGTTGGCGTTGCTGTTCGGCTGGAAGAACTGGATCGGGGGCGATGAGTCCGGCACCTCGGGGCTCTCAAACTGCCAGATCCGCCACGGGTACATGGACTCGACCGACTCCCCTGTAGGCAGGCGGCTGACATTAACCCCCACCTGCGGGCCCGAGGACAGCCCCATGTTGTTAGCCAGGGCCCGCGCCGCGGCGTTACACATCGCCTGGCAGTCGCGGATCAGATCGGCGACGCCGTTACCCCAGAACACCCCCGGCAGCTTCTCGAATGAAGTAGCGTAATAGGGTTTGCGGCCCAGCGGGTCGTAGTTCAGCACCGCGCGGATCACCCAGTTGCCGATCAGCCATATTTCCGCTGGGTAGAGCCGCGTCGGTTCGATGCCGTCGCTCATGCCCCACTCGATCAACTTGTCACCGGAGACCTGGTCCCACAGCTGCAGCGCGTCTATCAGGTCGCCGTCCGAGTATTCCAAGCTGGTCGACTTCCCTTCAGCCTCGGCTTGCAGGGTGTCTACCGACAGCCACTCGCGCATCCCCCCGCTGCGGTATTCCGTCAGCACCGCGGTGATCGCCTCATCTGAATACCCGTCAACACCTTTGAACGCTTCCAGGTCGGACTGGGTCAGCTGGTGCCGCTCGATCACCGGGCCGTCATTAACGTTCGCGGCCCACGGGGCGGTATAGAACTTGAACGGGTCGACGCGCTCCCACTCCAGGCGGATCTCTTCCACCGGGTCAAGCATGGAGCCATTCCACTTCAGCGTCTTCCGCTTGCGCAGTACCGGCCCCTTCATGATGGCCGTCGGAAACGTCACCAGGTCATCGAAAAACTGCGTCAGGGCCTCGGAGAACCCGCCTTCTACCAGCTGGTCCTCCATTTTCAGTTCCATCCGCGCGACGCGCTTCTTCGCTTCATCGCGGGAAACATCCAGCAGGGTGTCGCGGGCCTGTCGGGCGGCGTCCAGGATCTCGTCCTCGCTGGGCATGGGCGCAAGCCCCGCCTGCGCGTTCCGCAGGAGTGACGATAGCTCGGCGATCATCGAGGTCCGGAGCTTCTGCGTCGCCTCCGGCGGCAGTTCCGGTACGGGCGTCGCCTCCAGGCCCCACGGCTTATCCGACCCGTTACCGGTAAGCGTGTCACGCAGCCACGCCGACGCCGTACGGCACTTCGACGAGGTCAGCATCATGAAAATCTCGGAGCCGCTGGTCTTGCGTATGGCGGCCAATTTATCCGGGTCATACTCCCCGCGGCGCTGCCGCAGGCACTGGGCCAGGCGATCTTCCACCCCCGAACTCTGCCGACCCGACTTCAAGGTCTCCCAGCGCGAGCGCACATGGCTGGCCAGGGACTGCACCTGTGGGGTGTTCTGAGCGGCTTCAGCGGCCTTCTTCTCCGCGTCTCGCTGGCGCTCGAGGTCGCTTGCGGACGCAACAGGGATCAGACCGTACATTTACGCGAGCCTTCCAGCGGCTTTGTGCCAAATGCGCGGCTTGCCAATTGCCATGCTTTTGAGGGAATTCAGGCTGTGCATCGGCTATACCCAAAAGGTAGTATTGCCGCAATACTAGCACACATGCCTACGCGTAAGCAAGTATGAAAAAAGACACCCACGGCGGAAGCGGTGGGTGCGAAGGCGCGACGGCACCGGGAGGAGAGTTGCAATTAACCAACGCCACTATAGCAGTATCGTGCTGCCATGTAAACAGGTTTCCTCAGGTCCAGCCGTTGGCGCTCACCTGCGTTATGGTCCGCGCCCCCTTCGGCTTCAACCGTGTGCCAAGTACGCCCACGGACACCACCAGGGCGCCATACTGCAGGCCGTCGTGCACATGCGACACCGAGTTCTTCTCAGGCTCCAGGCCCTCCAGATCACCTTTCCGGTTCTCCCGCCAGCGGTACGCGTACTTGAACCCCCGGATCAACGTGACACAGGACGGGTCGACCAGGAACGCCGCCTTGCCGTCGATCTGCTTCATCAGCCACTGCTCGACCGCCTCGATCCGCATGGACGGCTTGTTCGTCTGCGGTTTCACCACCTTGAACCCGGCGTTTTTCAGGACATCCACCGGGGTGATCTCCCCCACCTGAGTTTTCGCCCATCCGGCCGGGTCCGGCGCCACGACGAACGAGCAGCCCAGGTATTTCTCCGTCAGGTGGGGGCGGAGCTTCGTCGTCAGAAAGGTCTCGATCCCCATGTTCTCGCTGGTCAGCTCACTCAGTACGTGCAGCCGGCCGGAGGGGGTCAGTTGGATCATCGCCGCGGCCGGCGTGCGGCCAAAGTCTAGCGAGATCACGATCGGGTACGCCTCCGATTTCAGTGGCACGAGGGGCTTGTCCGCGATGTGGAAGTCGTCCTTGAACGTCTTCTCATACACCGGGAACCCATGCAGGGCGCGGCCAAACTTGCAGCGCAAATACACGTCCAGATAGTCCTGGCTCTTGCCCGGCACCAGGTTCGGGTAGTAGTCGAACTTCAAGTTCGCATAGTTATCGCTCGCCGGATCCACGGCATAGACGGTTCCGTCGGTCGCTTCCGCCGTACGGCGTTCATCCGGCTCCTCGGCGTACTTCTCGAGGTAGGCGTCCTTGGTGATGATCGCCGCCGGCTGGGTGTGGATCGACCAGTTCTTCGGCGGGTTCTCCATCTTGTTGAACCACCAGGTCTCCACGTCGGGCATGTTCGTGTCGAATATCGCCCCGGAACGCGTCGGCCCACCATCTTTCATGCTCGGGTAGCGGTTCACCCGGCTCAACAGGGCATCCGCCACGTCGGGGTGCAGCTCGCGCGCCTCATTACCCCACAGGCCGGTCGCCTCAAGCGAAAGCGCCTTACGGATGTCGTCGGGCGTGTCCAGTGCGATCGCCATCCACTCCGACTGGACCCGGGTGCCATCCCCCATCGTGAAGTCGAAGTACATCGTCTTGTCGGATGCCTTCCAAGTGCCCGCGACCCCCGGCGGAAACCAGTCGTGCAGGGACTTGATGAGCGTCGACTTGAGCTGGTCCGCGGTATTCCGCACCAACAGGAACCGTGACTTGCGCACGCCGTCGGCGTTCGGCTGCTGGTCGTGGGTCATCCACCTGAACAACTCATGTAAGCAGCACACCGACTTACCACCACCGACTGGGCCCGCCAACAGGCGCACGTACGCCGGGTCCAGCATGAACCTCCCCATCGTGGGGGTGGCAACGAATTTAGTCTCCATCAAAAATCTTCCTCGACGGAGATCGGCTCGACCCCGATTTCGGTGGGGCTGTCCACAATTGATACTGGTGCGTCCTCATCGGACACAGTGGCGGCCACCCCCTGCACCGTGATGCCCGCCGTCGGCAGGCCGGGGATGCTGATCGACACACTGAACGTCGGGCCGGTCGCCACCACCTCCTGGCTCTTGCGAGGCTCTGAGACCCCCACCCGATTACAGAACTCGGCGAAAGCCAGTTTCTGGGCCGGTGTATAGCCACTGGACTCCTTGAACGACTCGTGCATCACCGTGGCCAGGTACACCCGGGCCATCGGCTGGATCATCGTAGGGTCGTCGTGTATCGCATCCAGCAGCGCGGGGGGCAGCTCGCCGTCACGCGGGTCTTCATCGCCACGGGGGATATGGATGGTGGGGGTAAACGTAGGTTCGCTCATGGCAGCAGAACCTACCACCACGGGGCTTACATGTCAAGATTCCAGGTTGAGTACCCGGGCGGCGTCGCGGAGGGGATCTTCGGGGGGCATAGGGGCAGTGCCACAGAAAAAACGGGGCGGGAAATTTTCACGGTGCCAATCGGTGGGGTGGGGGCTCGGGCGATTTGGTCCAGTGGGGGGTGCCTAGCGGCAATAAAGCGAGGTGAATTTGTCAGTATATGCGTTTTGCATAGTCTGAAAAACAGGGCGTGTTGCGTGAGTGACGGGTAAAGGGCCCGGCCCACCCCCTCACCGTTGCGTCCCTACCCCGTAGGCTTAACGGTCTGCCTAGTATGTAGGACGGTGAGACCTGTAGGCTTAACGGTCTGCCTAGTATGTAGGACGGTGGGAAGTAGGACGGCGGCCAGTACCCCGCGCCTCATCGTGATCGTATGCTAGTCGAGTTACACGCCCGGATGATGCGTGTAACTGAATGGAAACGCGACAGGGACATTCTCGTCTATTGCGTGCGCGGCATCGGCAGTTCGGATGCTTGCGGCGTAGTGGATACCCTAAGCGACATAGGCTAGGCCGGAGACTCGAATCGAGCCGGTAACAAATGCGCGGCAAGCGATAACGCCGGGCGAAACACAACTAGTTATATAAGGTTCGCGGGTAAAGCGTGAAGATCGTATCTTCGCGCCCATAACCTAAAACGAACCTGCGATGCGTGAGCATCGTAAAGCGTCTGCATGAAGCGGATGCTTTTATTGCTCACTCACATGAAAGGGAATACACCATGCGTATGGAATCTAAAAAGCTAACCGGCCTTATCAACTCAATCAAGGCAGGCGCCGCGAAACAGCGGGAACAAGTACAAGAGGCGTGCATTCAAGCTGCGATTTACGCGTTCGCGGATCGTAACGCCGATCCGGCGAAGCGGCTAATGGAAGCTGTAGGCGCCGGTGTGCATAAGGCGGGAATCTCAAAGTGGCTGTCCCTCAATGCGCCCATTCATTTCAACGACAAGGGCGCGCAGTTGTCTGACAAGAGGCAAAAGGAGCTCGCTGGAGCCATGACGGTGGAGGAGTTTGAAGCGGAAATCCGTGCGATGCCGACATGGTTCGCGATGGACGAAGAGAATAACAAAACACCAAACGTTTGGGACGGGCTTGCCACACTCGAAAAGGAAATTGCACACCTTCGCAAACTGGCTGAAAAAGCCAACAAGAATGGGGACCTGGTGTGCTATGAGGTGCTGGGCAAACTCGCCAACACCCTCGAACGGGAAACCGCGTCAGTGGCCGCCATCGAAGCGGAATAAGGAAAACGCGGGCGCCCTGAAAATCACTTTATCACTTAATCACTAGGTGATAAAGTTCGATTCGACCCCTATATTAGCGAAAGCGGAATAAGGAAAACACGCCCTGAGAATCACTTTATCACTTTATCACTAGGTGATAAAGTTCGATTCGACCCCTATATTAGCGAAAGCCGATATAGGGGTTGCTTTTTCAGAACACGCCCTGAGAATCACTTTATCACTTTATCACCTAGTGATAAAGTTCGATTCGACCCCCCCTGTTCGGTGATAAAGTTCGGATGCACTGGATTGTCACCAAATAGGGCTTGGAAAATCACCGGGGCTTTCCAAGGTGAAAATTCAAGTGATTTTAAAGACCGCTCAACCACGCGGGTTTGCGGGCGGAAACGAACTTAACTACTTATTAACTCATTTTAAAAATGTAATGTAGGGTTTGAAATGGAGGTGTATCATTTCTGGCCACTTGGCGACTGGTAAAATCACCGCCGTCGCACCCCCCACCCCCCATATTCATTTTTAAAACAGGTTGTTTCGTTCGCTTCCTTATGAATCAAGCACTTGCAAAAAAGTTTGGTGATTTTGTAAGTTGCTTTCCTGGTGACAATGTGATTAAAGGAGAAACCATGCGCCCCATCCCTGGAAACCCCCGGACCCACCGTTACGAGAACTGCCTGGAGACTTCTCGGCAGGCCAAGTTCTTCGGTAGGTGCCTTGCTTACCTGTTGGCAACGGGCGACGCAATCGACGCCCCGGCCATGATGCAGTTCCCCGTCTTCCTTCGGGCCGCATACAGGGCCCTGGAAGCCTGTGGCGATTCCTCGCTTGGCGATGAGTTCTTTTTGTGCGAACACTGCCATGCCCCAGAGCTGCACGGTTGCGAAACCGACGTGCACACCCAGTACGGGGGTGAGCTGTGGTGTGGCGATTGCGCCGGTGAGCACGCCGCGATGTGCGATTGCTGCGGGGACCGCTTCGCCAGTAGCCAGATGGCAACAGACGACCTCTGCACCCAATGCTACGACTCTTCATATTTCACCTGTGACGTGTGTGACCGGGTACTACACAATGACGAGTACCATTCTGACGGCTATTGCTGCGATTGCCACGACGACGGCGACGGCGACGACGACGACGACGACGACGACGACTCCGCTTCAGC